ACGACGGCCGCCAATGATACGACCGGGGCGCCGGTTTTTATGATCGAGGTCGAATCGAGCAATCTCGCCCGGGTGGGCTTTCATCATGGCGACGTGCTCCGGGTCCAATTCAAAAGCAAGACGGACCCGCCGGAAGTCTTCACCGGGGACATGTGGGATTACAAGGGGATCTCGAAAGGCGAGTTTACCGATCTCGTCAACGACGATTCTCCCGGGCGGACTTATATCGCCCTTACCAAAAACCGCGGAATCAAGGGGACGAAAGTCGAGGGGGCTCAATAATGGAAAAGCGAACAGCGATTAGCTTCGATGTCGAACAACGAAACTACGGGCTCAAGACAATGGACCTTCTCGACGAGTTATCGAAGGCCGTCGGATATGCCGAGGGGATCTTGCTCGGCCAGGTCAACGAGGTCCTCACCCTGGCGATACGGACGATCAAAGACCGCGATGCTCTCGTCAAGGATCTCGTGGAGATTTCAAAGCGCGCCGGCGGCGGCGACAACTTGACGCCTCTCGGGATGATCCAGACGATCCGAGAACGCTTCGCCGCTCCGGAGGTCCGGCCGGCCCTTGAACACGGCCGGACCTCGATCCCCGCGCGGCCTTTCCTTTCGCTCTACACTCCCGGCGATCATGAGGTTCAAAAGATTAGGGCGATAACCGTCGAGATTGCGAACACACTCGGCGTCCCTGGCGACAAGAACGGATACGGCGGGACCGCGGCCGTCCTCTCGCTCGCTCTCGATCAGATCCGCAGGGCGAAGCGGCCGGCCGGGTCCGACCAGACGATCGACAGGCTCCGGAAGATCCTCGAAAAGACCGACGCGATCCGCGACGACATCGCCGCGACGATCCGGATCTCGGCATGAAGCGCGCCGTCAAGCTTTGCCTCGATCCTCACACCGGCAGAATGCGGCCCAGGATCGACGAGGACGCCGAGCAAGAGGTCGTCGTCGAATGGCTCGAACGTCGGGGCGTCGAGTTTCATCATTCCCCTAATGGGGGCGCCAGGCCGTCGAAGGTCGATAAAAACGGCCGGCGTTATTGCAACGAGGGCGCGAAATTGAAGCGGCTCGGGACCCGCCCGGGATTCTCGGACTTGATCATTCTCGACCCGCCCCCGAAGCTCCCCGGGGCGCCCGGCGCGTTTATCGAAATGAAGGCGCTCGACGGCGACGCGACCGAGGACCAGGTCAAATTTTTGGAGCGGCGCGCGGCGCAGGGATGGGCGACTTGCCTCGCCCGGGGCGCAAATGTGGCGATTGCTTTTTTAACCAATCTCGGCTATTAACTTTAATGAATTTTGGAGGGCTTAACCATGAGACAAAAACCCGGAATCTCGCCAGGCTTGCAAAGGATCTTGATCGCCGCCGTCGTCCTCTTCATTTTCTTAATCCCCGCCTTCGTCGGCCCGAAGTTTCCCTCGAAGATACCGAAACAGCAGATCCGCGACTCGATCGGCGCCGCAAAATTCGCTTATTACCAGGGGGCGCCGCGATGATCCAGGCCGGGCAGATTTGCGGGGTCGTCGGGTGTACCGATCACGATTGTCGCGGGTGCGTCCGGCTTCACTATGCCGGGCAACTCATGCCGGCCGAGTGCGCCGTTTGTTGTTTTACCGAGAAATGCCAATTTGAGCCAATGGAGGAACCGACAGAATGAACGTGCAAACCGCAGCAACCGGCGCCAGGACGGGCGCCCTTTACCTCGGCGTGATCGTCGGGGCGATTTATCTCTTGATCCTGGCGGCCGCTCCGTTTATGGCGCTCCGCCTTTACCAGCTCAACGCCAGGCTCACCGACCGGATCGTCGCGCTCGAAGCGAAGGCGGCCGCCTCTCCTTCGCCGGCGGCCGCGTCGACGAGCTCCCCCGTCGTCCTCAATTTCTACCAGGCGCCCGGCTCCGAATTCGTCCAGGGCGGCAACCTGGCGGCGAACCCGGGGCAATGACCGCCGACGAGACAAAAGACCCCGGGGCGGTCAAATGCGGCCGCCTCGGGTGCGACAACCTGGCGCCCCCCTCGATGTCTACCAGGCCGCGGAAGTATTGCGACGACCAGGGATGCAAGAAGGCCCGACATAATGCGACGTGCAAGCTCAACCGGGCGAACTTCCGCGAGCTCCTCGCCAGGCGTCGCCAGGTGAAAACATGAAAGGATTTTTCACCGAAGACGCCGAGATCCGCGAGATCGCCCGGCTCGTGATCGAGGTCCGCCCCGAGGTCGCACACGTCGAGATCGAGCGGGTCCTCTTCTTGCGGCACGTCGGCGGCAAATGCAAAGATCACGCTCGCTGTTACAGCTTCGCCGATCATCCGATTCGATACTTCACTGATAACCGCTTTTGTCTCGTGATCTATGAGGACAACACTTTTTATTTTACCGCGGCACAAATGGCGCTCTTGATCCTTCACGAGCTCATGCACATACCGGAGCGCGGCGACAAGCTCGTCGACCACGATCGGAAGGACTTCGCCCGGGTCCTCGGGATCGGCGGGATCTTTTGGGCTTCACCTGGCGAGGACGTACCGGACATTTTAGGGGGGATCTTATGAACACCGAAGACGACCAGGGGAAGCCAGGCAAGCCGGCAAAGGCCTACAAGCCAACGGCGAATCAAGCGAAGATTCTCGAAGTCATGCTCAACCCGGATTGCCGATTTCTCGGCGTCGGCAAACAATGCGAGCTCGCCGGCGTCGAGCGGTCCGTCCATTACCGGGCGTTTCGAGATCCGGAATTCGTCGAGCATTACCGGAAGGAATCCCGGGCGCTCGTCGTCCGTGCTCTCGGCCCGGTCATTAACGCGCAGATCCGGGAAGCTCTCGGCGGGAGCACTCCCGCGGCGAAGGTGATCCTCGGCATGGCCGGCGAGTATAGCGAGAAGCAAGACGTCCGGATTCTCGACAAGAACGGCGAGGCGCAAAGCTTCGGCGGCATGGCGCAAATGAGCGACGAAGAGATCGAGGCGGAGTTAGCAAGATATGAGCGCATCGGAAAGGCAACTAAAGCTTGAGCTATTGGATCGCCGGCGGAAGGCGATCCTCAAGGCTTCGCGTGATAGTTTTTGGGCGTTTTGTGTAAACGACTCCCCGACGTTCTATTGTGCTAAAAACTGGCATTTGCATTTGATATGCGAAGTCCTTCAAGCACTATACGAGCGCCGTTTGACTAAGGCGTGGTTTCGCCAGGTATGCGAAGAGCTCGCGCCCGAATGGTTTATCATTACCGTCGATTGGGATCGCCTCGTCGACGGCCGGGTCTATACTCAACTAATCCAGAATCTCCCGCCCCGCGTCGGCAAGTCGCGGACCCTCACGAACTTTTGCAAGTGGATATTAGGGAAGGACCAATCGAACAAGATAATCACTTGCTCTTACAACGACGATTTGGCTCAATCCTTTTCCAGATACACGCGCGACGGGATCACCGAAAAAAAGAATATCCCCTCTCAAATAGTCTATTCGGACATTTTCCCCGAGGCGAAGATCAAGGCCGGCAACGCTTCATTTAAAGAGTGGGCTCTTGAGGGGCAGTTTTTTAACTACAAGGGCGCCGGCGTCGGCGGGTCGATCACCGGCAAGGGGGCGAACGTGACGATCGTCGACGACCCCGTCAAGGACGCCGAGGTCGCTTTCAACGCTAACGCTCTTGATAAAATTTGGGCGTGGTATACCGGGACCTTTCTCTCGCGGCTCGAAGACGGGACCGAATCCGACAACGAGGAGAACGCCGAGGACGGGACCGACGGCGGGATCGAGATCGTCAATATGACCAGGTGGGCGAAAGGGGACCCTTGCGGCCGACTCCTCGAAGGCCCGGACGCGAGCCAATGGTTTATCTTGAAAATGGAAGCCTATTATAAAGAGCCCGACGTCATGCTTTGCCCCTCGATCCTCAGGCGCCGCAAGTATGACAGTCTTTCCCGAATGATGGACGAGGCGATATTCCAAGCCAACTATCACCAAGTCCCGCTTGACTTGAAGGGCGTCCTTTATGGATCTTTCAAGCTTTACGACGACCTTCCCCGGGACGCGAACGGCGCGCCGGTATACGAAAAGATCATCGCCTATGGTGACACGGCCGACGAGGGGAGCGATTTCCTTTGTGTACCGATTGCGGCACTGTATCAAAAAGAGCTTTACTTGATCGACGTCCTTTACACTAAGAACGGAATGGAAACGACCGAGCACGAGACAGCAAAGATATTATTCGACAACAAGGTCGACGAGGCGACGATCGAGTCGAACAACGGCGGGAAAGGATTCGCCCGAAACGTCGAGAGGATCTTATGGGAACAATTCAAGACCAGGACACCATATATCAAGTGGTTTCACCAGAGCCAAAACAAAGTAAGCCGGATAATGATCGGCTCGACCTATATCACGCAACACATGTATTTTCCAAGAAACTGGAAAGACCGCTTCCCCGAGTATTACAACGCTATGACCCGCTATGTCCGCGAGGGCAAGAACAAGCACGACGACGCGCCGGACGCGACGACCGGGCTCGCCGAGCTCGTCATGGATCGCGGCGACATGGGGCTCTTTGATTATTACGAGGAGCAATATAACAAGATCATGGCGGCGAAGGCCGCGGCCGGTCAAGCTTGATTATCGAACCCCTTCTCGATCGAGGCTCGAATCATGTACTCGGAAAGGGACAGCCCGAGAGCGGCCGCCGTTTCCTTGATCGCCTTCTTTGTCTTCGGGAAGGTGCGGATCGTGATCACCGCCCCCTCGGGTCCCTTCTTTGCGCCGGACCCCTCGCGCTTCCCGCCCCTCATTGTTCATATCTCCCGAAATAGTCGATTACCATTTGAATCCGCGCCCCTATCCAGTGCATGACGGGGACCGCCATAGAATTACCGAGGGCTTTATATCTCGGACCGTCGGGGCAGTCCTCACGCGGCTTCCGCCCCCATGCGATCAAGGTGTAATCGTCGGGGAACCCTTGAAGCCTCTCGCACTCGCGCGGAATTAGGCGTCGGACGGCCGCGCGCATTGCAACCGCTACTTGACCGCCCCCATTTGCATGAGATCCAGTAAAGCCCATAGCCCGAAGCGTCGGCGATGTAGCGCCGGCGTCGGCGCCGTAGTCTTTACAGCTAAAGGCGACAGGGACGAGCGGCGTCCCCCGTCCCGTCCCGTCTTCGGATGCATCGAAGCCTTCTCCCCGTAGGGTGTGCGTCACAATGGGAGCCTCATGATTGCAGTTAAGGGTTGTCCCTATCCCTATCCCTATCCCTATCTCGGCCGAGGCTTGCCCGGTAGCCATGCAGATTACGTTTTCATGGCTATCCTGCTCCCTGGCGCGGAGCGTCCCAAGTCCTTCTTGCCAGAACCCGGCCCCGGTTGTATGGTGCGGGATGCAGTAGCCGTCCTCCCAATCCTGCTGCCCCCACCCTTGACCGTGCTTCTTGGCAGTTCCGCCGCAACTGGACATTGCGCCAACTACAGCGGGTATCAGGTGTCCTGCTTGTCCTTGGTTGTCATCAGCACCACATGTTCCAACGCCGCAAGAAGTGAGGGCGGCAACTGGCGACCCCGTTTTGCGGCCCGCCTCAATATCCCCTCGCAAGCCTTGGAGCTCAAAAAGAACCGCTCCGGGATCGAAGTATCTTCTAGCACTTGCGATAACGAACACGCGGCGGCGTCGTTGTGGAACTCCAAAGTGTTGAGCGTCGAGGACTCGCCACGCGAGCGAGCGGCGGGGTCCAACAACCAGACCCGAGTTTCTCCACTTTCCCCCGGCTGGCGGAACGAGGGGGGCGTCAGATCCCGCAAGCGCGCCAAGGAAACAACCAAAGGCATTATCTTTAGTTGAAAGGACTCCGGGCACATTTTCCCAGGTGACGACGAGGGGGGGGGCGTTACGGCGCTTACGTTCATTGTCGATTGCATTTGCTAACCTCACGAATGATAGGGATAAGTTTCCGCGCGCGTCGTCGAGCGAGCGGCGCAGTCCGGCAATGCTAAAAGCTTGGCAAGGGGTCCCGCCGACGAGGACGTCGGGGAGATCGATCCCGAGGCGGTCGAAGTGGCGGGGGCGGATTGCCGTAAAGTCACCCCACAAGGGGACGCCGCGCTTTGATGCTCCCGTCTCGCTTGCGTCAACCGCCCTTTGCCGAGCCTTGAGGACGGCGCGCGGGAACTTCTCGATCTCGGAATAAAGGACGGGCTTCCACCCGAGCGGCTCCCATGCTACAGACGCCGCCTCTATGCCAGAGCACACAGAAAGGAATTTCATTTGACCCTCAAATTAATTTAAAAATGAAATATGTATATACGTTTTTCAAACAAGAGTAAAGCCTTAAACGATTAGCTCGCGATAATTGCCCCGCCAGATTAGCAAAAACCTTGCAATTCCCCTGTTTTCATTATATGAAGGTCGCGCGGGGGTATACCTTACCCTTGCCAGGTGAATAAAGACCCACTACAAAGCAACCTCGCGCGTCGCTTGTAGAGCCGCACTAGGCGCGGCTTTGCGGGGCAAAAGTTGTGGATAACCTGTTGATAAGTTTTTAGGGGGAAATATGTCGGAACGAGCGGCGAACGGCGGCGGGAAAGTGACCGAGATTCTCCCGTCCTTCATACAACGCGCGATCCAGGGGGTCCGCTATGCAGTCGAGGGCGTGACCCCTTCGACGTTCTTCGGTCCCCTTCAACCTCTCGCACCCCAGGCCCAGGAAACCGCCGGCCGTCAATTCGATTATCCCGTCGGCGTCAATATCCACATTCAACCGAGATCGACCGAGGGCGTCAGCTTCGCGCAGCTCCGGGCGCTCGCGGACAATTACGACTTGCTCCGGATCATCATCGAAACCCGGAAAGACCTCCTTTGCTCGATTAAGTGGAAATTCCAGGCGACCGACCCGAAGGCGGCGAAGACGGACGACCCCAGGATCAAGAAGCTCGAAGCCTTCTTTAAGAGCCCGGACCGCGAGCACGACTTTCAGACGTGGTATCGAATGATTCTTGAGGATCTCTTCGTCGTCGACGCTCCGGCTCTCTACGCTCGAAAAACCCTCGGCGGGATCACTTCGGCACCGGCGCCCTATTCCCTCGAAGTCGTCGACGGGACCACGATCACCCGCAAGATCGGCGCCGACGGCCGGACCCCCTTCCCGCCCGACGTCGCATATCAGCAGATCTTGAAGGGAATCCCCGCGGCCGACTTCACCCGGGACGAGCTCCTTTATTGCCCCCGGAATGTCCGCTCTCACAAGCTTTACGGTTATTCGCCCGTTGAGCAAATAATCATGACGGTCAATATTGCGCTTCGCCGGCAAATGCACCAGCTCGAATTTTACACCGAGGGCAACGTCCCCGACTTGCTCATGAAGACGCCGGACACTTGGAACCCGGACCAGATCAGCAAGTTTCAATTGTTCTTCGACGCACTCACCGACACTGGGACCAGGCGCAAGGCGCGATTTATCCCGGGCGGGATTGATCCCTATGACACGAAGCAAAAGGAATTAAAGGACGCTTTCGACGAGTGGCTCGCGCGGATCACTTGCTTTTGCTTCTCGATCTCGGCGCAACCTTTCATCAAAGAGAACAATCGCTCGACCGCGGAAACGGCCGCGGAAGCGGCGAAAAAGGAAGGGCTCGAACCTATCCTTAACTGGACGAGGTCGCTCTTCAATCGGATCATTTGGACGTTTTTCGGGTGGGATGATATAGAAGCGGCGTGGGATGTCGGGAAAGAGCTCGACCCGGACATTCAAAGCCAGATCGAGGACCGCGACATAAAGAACGGGAGCCGGACGGTCAACGAGGTCCGCAAGGATCGCGGACAAGAGCCGGTTAAATTCGGAGACGTCCCGATCATCTACGGCGCGACGCCGATCCGCCTCGAAGACGCCGCGGCCGAGCCGATCGAACCCGAAGAGCCGACCCCGCCCGTCGTCGTCCCTGGCGCCCATGCAGTACCAGGCGAGGCGAAGCCGGCGATCCCCGCGGCGAAGGTTGAGCCCGGGAAAGAGAAGGACCTCGAAGCGCGCCTCGCGGATCTCGCGGACCAGGTCGAGCGGCTCAAAAAAAAAAGCTTAAACCGATCAACCGAAACCGCCCGGCTGTATTAAAGGCCCGGGGCAAGGCCGGCAAGATTTTAAAGTCGTTCTTTCAGAAGGCCGCGAAGGACATCGCCGAGCAGATCGGCAAGCTTTGCCATTTGCCGGACACCGACGAAGTCGCCAGGCTCACCGACGAAGAGAAGGCCGAGAAGCTCGCCGAGCTCCGGGCGAAAATCGCCGACATCGAAAGCGGGGAGCTCGATCGGATCGTCGCCGAGGTCGACCTCTCCGGGTGGTCCGTTTTGATCGAGCCAATGGAAGGCCTACTCGACAAGGTCGCCAAAAACGGGAGCGCCGCGGCCCTCTTGCAAATCGGGGTCGAGGATCAAGAACATTTGACGGATCTCCTCAACGAGCGCGCCCTCTCCTTCGCGCAGGACCGCGCGGCCGAGCTCGTCGGAATGAGGAACGCCGGCACGAAGGAAAACCCGGAATGGATCGAAAACCCCTCGGCAAATTGGGCGATCACCGACTCGACGCGGGACATGATCCGCTCGGACGTCTCGACCGCGATCAACGAAGGATGGAGCGCGCAACACCTGGCGAACGAGCTCGGCGAGAACAACCCGGCCTTTTCAGACTACCGGGCGGAAATGATCGCGAGGACCGAGATCCGGAAGGCCGACGTCGAGGGCAACATGACGGCCTACAAAGCGAGCGGGATCGTCCGGGGGAAAGAGTGGATTTGTGGAAGTGAACACGACGACGACGACGAATGCACCGGCAACCAGGACCAAGGACAAATTGGCCTCGATGAAAGCTTCGAGAGCGGCGACGACGCGGCTCCGGCTCACCCTAACTGCATTTGCGATGTTTTGCCGGTTTTACTTGACGAGCTGCAGGGCGACGAATCTTCGGGGGGAGATCCGGAAGCCGATTAAATAACCATTGGGGGAACTATGAAAGGGAAAGTCGGAAGGAACAAACGCCGGACTGCGGCAATGCTGCAGAGCCGGGGCGAAGTCGCAAAAAAGAAGATCGCAACCGAGAAGGCTTTCGGCGAAGCGGTCAAGGATAACATGGCCGATCGGGTGATCGAGAATTTCGTCGGCGAGCTTTCAAACCTCGACTTCGATTCGAGGTTCGTTTTTTGCCTGGCGCTCTTGAGAGGGAACGACGAGGACCCGGCCCAGGTGGTCGAGAACCTGGCGGAGAAGAGTCCGGCCGCCTGCCTCATGCGAAGCGCCCGGGCCGCGTCCTGCAGGTCCTTCCGTTCCTTGCTGGTATCGGTCGCCTCGTGGATCTTCTACCTGGCGCAGACCACGAAGTAAAGGGAGGGCGGGAACATGGCACAAAGGGCGGACAAGATCCGGGGCGACGCGAAGCTCTTCGTCGACTTCACCAGGACCGACGACGAGGCGCGCATGGTCTATGGATACGCGACGACCGAATCGCTCGACTCTTACGAGACGGTGATCGACCTCGGGAGCGTCGAGAAATGCCTTCCCGATTATCTCAAGTGGCGCAACGTCCGCGAAATGCACCAACCGAGCGCCGTCGGGACCGCGGACGAGATCACCCTCGACGAAAAAGGGCTTTATGTCGGGGTCCACGTCGAAGACGACCAGGCATGGAGAAAGGTCAAGTCGGGCGTTTACAAGGGCTTTTCGATTGGCGGAAAGCGCGATTATCAAGTCGGGAATCGGATCTTTATCAAGAGGATCAACGAGATCACCCTCGGCGATCGCCCGAGCAACGAGGATTGCACGTTCGACACGTTTCGCATTTTCCAGACAGAGGAGGCAGAAGACATGAGGATCTTAACAGCAGAGGCGAAGGCGGCGATCGAAGCAACGATCACGCGGCTCGCCGTGGAACGTCCCCAGGACGACGACATTCGCAGGTATGCCGGCGAAGAGGTCTATGATGCGAGCCGGGCAATGTACGCTCTCAGCTCCGTTACCGACCTTTTCATGTCGGAAGCCGGCGAGGTCGAGCCGAACGCCGACCAGGTCGCGGCGCTCTTAACCGTGATCCAGAATCTCAAGGTCTTTATCGCGTCCGAGATCATGGAGAACAACCTCGTCACCTACCAGGCGACCCCCGTCGAGGTCCCGGGCGAAGTCATGACCGACATCGAGCTCACGGCCGCCCCTGGCGACGTCGAGCGGATCGGCGCGGCTCTCTCGAAAAAGAACGTCGAGCGGGTCCAGGCGATGCACGATCACGCGGCGGACATGGGGGCTTGCTGTAAGGGTGCCGGCAAAACGGCCGGCAAGACGACCAGGATCGCCGCAGGGGGCGACAAGGTCCTCATTGTAGGCAATGACCAGGACGAGAACGTCGTCCGGATCTCGGGGCTCCTTGGCGCCGCCGGGATGGTTTTCGAGATCACGACCGACGACGTCGAGCGGATCGCAGGACTCGGCGCCGATTCGATCTTTCGGGTCGACGGCCTCGACATGGAGATCCCCGGGATCGAAGGCGCAAAAACCGTGATCAAGACCCTCGTCGAGCGGCTCGTCCCCCTCGAAGCGGCTCCGGCTCCCGCGAAGGGCGTCGTCAAGGTCGTCGGGAAAGAGCAGGACGTCGACAGGATCGACGCCGGCAAAGAGGAGAAGGTCGAAGCGGCGACGGACCCGAAAGACGCGATCCTCAGGATTCACCAGGGCGGCGGCATCGTCAGGATATAAGGCAACTTCATTTTAAGCAGTTCAACCACAACGGGAGGAAAAACCATGTCTCAGAATCTCCGCCAGGTCACCGAGGACACGATCGCTCGGATCGTCTCCGCTCAGAGAGCCCCGATGTCCGACGACGTCCTTCGCGCCGCCGGTATCCTTAACCCGAGCTCGGCAACCGCCGGCCTCGTCAATTACGACCTTGAGCCGGCCGCAAAGCTCATGTATCCGGTATTGACCCCGCTCCGGAACAAGATCCCCCGCGTCTCCGGCAAGGGCGGAATCCAGGCAAACTGGAAAGCGATCACCGGGATCAACGTCGCCAATATGCGCGGCGTAGTTTCCGCCGGCAACCGCGGCGGGGCGATCTCTCACTCGATGCAGGAATTCCTTGCAGCTTACCGCGGGATCGGCCTTGAGAACTTCGTCGTCTTCGAGGCGGAGCTCGCCGCGGAAGGCTTCGACAACGCGAAGGCGCTCGCGGTCCAGATGCTTTTGCAGTCGACCATGATCGAGGAGGAGCGCCTCATTCTCGGCGGGAACACTTCCGTCGCGCTCGGGACGACCCCGACCCCGACCCTCGCGGACGTCGCGACCGGCGGCACCCTGGCGGCCTCGACAACTTACCGCGTCGGGTGCGTCGCTCTCACCTTCGAGGGCTTCAAATACAACACGGTCGCCGCCGGCCTCGTTCCGATCGTCAGCAAGACCAATACCGACGGATCGGTTGATACCTTCGGCGGCGGCGTCGCTCAAAAATCGGTAGTAGCGACCCAGGCGACCGCAGCCGACGGTAACGCGACCCATTGCATTAGCGCAAGCGTCACACCCGTCAATGGCGCCGTAGCTTACGCGTGGTATCTCGGGATCACCGGCGACTCGACCACGTTCCTGCACTCGATCACCACGATCAACTCGATCAAATTCACCGCAGTAGCGGCCGGCACTCAGGCTTACAACTTCGCCGACCTCGCGACCGACAACAGCAAGAACAGCCTGGCTTTTGACGGGCTTTACTCGCAGATCATGACGACCGGCTCGAATGCCTACGTCAAGGACCTGGCGACCGGCGTCGCGGGGACCGGCTCCCCCCTTACGGCCGACGGCGGCGGCGGAGTCACCGAAGTCAACACCGCTTTCCAGGCGTTCTGGGACAACTATCGCCTTTCCCCCGATATCATGTATGTAGCGGCCGGCGTAGCTCTCGCAATGAACGCCTTGATCATAGCAAACGGCGGCGCGCCTCTCGTCCGCTACAACATGGACGCGACCGGCGGCGGGACCCTCGAAGCGGGGATCGTGATCGGCTCGATCCTGAATAAGATCACGAACAAGAAAGTCGCGCTCGTGATCCACCCGGACGCGGTCCCGGGGACGATCCTCTTTTACTCCGACGGCGTCCCTTACCCGCTCTCCGGCGTGGGTAACATTCTGCAGATGAAAATGCGCCGCGAGTATTACCAAATTGAATGGCCGCTCAAAACTCGGAAATACGAGTATGGCGTTTACGCCGACGGCGTTCTTCAAAACTACTTCCCGCCGGCTTTCGGCTTGATCAAAAACATCAACTACAAGTAACCCTTGCCGGTTACCAGGACGCGGCCGGACCCTCTCAAGGGGTCCGGCTTTTCCAGTGAAAGCAGCAAATCATGAAGGGACGAGGGGGAGATCATGAGCGTTAGAATGAGAAAATCGGACGGGGGCGGGGCGTCATTCGGCGGCAAGGAATATCCGGCCGACGCGAAGGGGATCGTCACGGTCCCGGGCGAAGCGGTCGCAGCTTTGGAAGATCACGGTTTCGAGGTCGCGAAGGACGAGATCGAAAAGCCGGGCAAGACCGACACCGAGATCGCGCGCGAAGCAAAGATCGCCGAGCTCCTCGAAGCGGTCAAAGCGGCGAAGATCGAGCTCAAAGGCGACAAGGGAAACGCAGATAAAAAGGCCGCGCTTGACGCTGCAGTCGGCGCGCTTAACGCCTTCAAGGCGGAGCCGGTCGAGTAGCATCCGGAAGGGGTCAAGGCTAGTACCTTGACAAAGTTTATCCACAGGCTTACGGGGCAAATTTGGAGCTCGTTTTTTACGCGCTAAATCAATAGTTTAAACCCCGGGGCTTGTGGATAAACTGTTGATTAGTGTGGATAACTTTTTGCGAATCCACAAAACGCTAGTTTCTACCCCGGGGAGCCCTACAATGGCAAGCGAAGATTTGACAGACCTCGAAACGGTAAAGAAATACTTACGCATAAACGCCGCCGATACGACAAGCGACGCGCTCCTCGCGATCCTTATTTCGGCCGCTTCGGACTTCATTCAAAACATTCTGAACCGGACTTTCGCGGCGAAGGTTTACACGCAAAGAAGCAACGGGAACGGCGTCAATGTAATGCTCGCCGGCGACTATCCGATCCTTTCGGTCACGAGCGTTAGCGTCGACGGCCGGGCGATCCTGGCGGCGCCGAGCGATACTTCGGCCGGCTATATTTTCGACGACGACGCCGTCCACCTTCGCGGGGACCGCTTCACAAAGGGCGTGAAAAATGTCGTCATGACATACCGGGCGGGATACGAAACGACCCCGCCAAATGTCGACGATTGCGCCGCGACCCTCGTCGCCAAAAAGTTCAAATACCTTGACCGGATCGGACACGTCTCGAAGATCCTCGCCGGTGAGACCGTCACCTTTGAGAAGTCGGATCTCACCGACGAGCTAAAAAGCGTCCTCAGAAATTACACGAAGGTCGTCCCGATATGATTCACGGCGTCCTCATAGGGCGCGAGAACCTCACCCCCTTTTTGCGTGACATTCCGCGAAGGGTCGAGGACGAGCTCCGGAAAGAGATCGAGGCGCTCACGATCAAATTACTCCGGAAGGTCAAGGCGGAAAAGTTAAGCGGTCAGGTCCTCAAGAACCGGACCGGAACTCTCCGCGCTTCGATCAATTACAAGATGGAAATATCGGCCCGGAGCATTTACGGGAAAGTCGGGACAAACAAGGAATACGCGGCCGCTCACGAGTATGGATTCGACGGCGTCGTCAATGTTCAAGAGCACCTCAGAATGATGACAACCGCCTTCGGGAAAAAGCTCCTCGCGCCGAAACAAGTCAGCGTCCGGGCTCACACCGTCCACATGCAATTACCCGAGAGATCCTTCCTTAGATCCTCACTTCGGGAAATGCGGCCGGAGATACAAGAGCGCTTACAGTCGGCACTAAAAAGGATCGCCAATGCTCGCTAACAGGGAAACGCTTTATGCTGCAGTCTTCGCGCTCTTCTCGGACGCCGCGGACTTCAAGACGACAGGCCGCCGGGTCAAGACTTGGGCGGACGTCGATGTCGACCGGCAACCGGCTTTATTCATGGCCCAGGCCGGCGAGCTCGCGGTCCGCGACCGGAAGGGGCTCCCGACGAAATGGGAAATTGCTGTAAAGCTTTACCTCTACTGCAGGGCGGAGAACGATCAAGACGCGATCGGCCCGGTAATTAATCCGCTCCTCGACACGATCACGCAGCTCGTCGAAACGAAGGCCGCCCCGACGGTCGACGACCCGGGAGCTCGCCGCCCCCTTCTACCTGGCGAGACGAACGACCTCGGGATCGCCGGCGTCTCTCATTGTTGGATAAACGGGAATATCGAAACCGACGAGGGGGCTCTCGGGAGCCAGGGCGTCGCGATCATTCCGATCTCAATTCTCGCAGCATAACAAAAAAGGAGCGTGACCAATGAACCAGGACCAGGCCGACAAAGTAATCGCAGGGATTGAGGAATGGTGGCAAGAGCGCCGGATCAATTTCGCAATGGACACCGAAACCCACAACCGCGAAGCCGACCAGGTCGAGAAGCTCAAGGCGAAAATCGCCGTGATGGTCGTCCCCGCCGAAACCGCCGACAAGGGCAAGAAGTAAAACCAAAAAAGGGAGGTAACAGATTATGCAATTCGGATTTGGCTCGGGGTCCCTCTACGGGATTAACACGACGGCAAATAGCACCCCCCAGGAATTCGGCGCGCTGCAGGACGTGTCGCTCGATTTCTCTTTCTCGATCAAAGAACTCCGCGGCCGCTATCAGATGCCGCTTACGGTCGCCAGGGGCGGCGGAAAGCTGCAGGGCAAGGCTAAGACCGCCGACCTCTCGGCGAAGCTCTTCAACGAGCTGTTTTTCGGTCAGGCAATGGCAACCGGCAAGACCACGACCACGATCAACGAAACCGCGCCCGTACCGACGACGCCTTTCGCGATCACCGTCGCAAACGCCGCGACGTTCGTCGCCAACCTCGGCGTAAAGGACGCGATCACCGGGACCCCGCTCGTCAAGGTCGCGACCGCTCCCGTCGGCGGTCAATACTCCGTATCCGCCGTCGGGGTTTACACCTTCGCCGCGGCCGACGTCGGGAAGTCGATGCTCTTGTCCTACACTTGGACGACGACCGGCGGGTCGACCATCACCATCAGCAATCAGCTCATGGGCGTGACACCGACCTTTCGGTGTATCCTCACTGAAACCTATGAGGGGCAGACTGTAACCGTCGATCTCTACAAATGCACGTCGAGCAAGCTCACCCTGGCGACGAAGCTCGAAGACTTTATCGTCCCCGAGCTCGACTTCGAGGCAATGGCGAACGCCGCCGGAATCATCGGCGTGATCTCGCTCGACGCCTAAACGATCGCCCCCGGGGATAGGATCGGCAACGCGAGCCGGTCCGAATATCTCCCCCCAGGATCTCCCCGGGGGCTTTTTATGGGGACCACATCACACGGAAAAGGGGAACCGCTCACCATGATCAAATTAAAAGAAAATCCTATCGCCGGGCAAGTCGTCAATATGGGGGGGTCCGACATGATCGTCCCCGCTCTCAACTTTCATCAAATCCAGATCCTTGCCGTCGACATCAAAAAAATGGACACCGAGAAGGACGACTCGAAGCGGATCGAGGCACAGGCGAAAGTCATTCACCAGGCGTTTAAGCGCAACTATCCCGAGGCGACGATCGAAGAGGTCAAGGAGCTCCTCGACATGACGAACATTCTCCCGGCAATGGCGGCGACAATGGGGCAGAAATACCAGGTGGCCGACGACTCGGGAAAGTAGAAGCCGGCGAGACGATCCGCCTTTCTGATGTCGATTGGCCGACCGTTTACGCCGGCTTGATCACCGCGACCGGGTGGACGTGGGAATATATCGACGAACACATGACGCTCGACCGGCTCGCCGCGCTTAACAAACATTGGGAAACCTTCCCGCCAGTACACAAGCAGCTCGCCCGGATCGCCTCGGCCTTCTTGAAAGAGGAACCGAAAAAACAGAAAGTCAGCGACAAGAAAAAGGGAACTCTCTCGGACCTATTGGCAGCATTCGGACACAGCGGGGGGACTATTAAAAAATGAGCGCCGAAGAGATGAACGTCAAAGTCGGAGCCGATACGGGGGAGCTCGCCGCCGGGATGGAAGGGGCGGCGAGCAATACCGAACGGCAAAGCGCGCGCATGGCCGCGGCGATGGAGAAAATGAGCGTCGAGTCGAGGGCGGCCGTCCAGGGGATGCAATCGACCCTTTCGACCTCGATGTCGCAGATCTCCGCCTCGATCAGCAAGGCGACGGCGATCTTCGGGATCATGTCGGCCGCCCTTATGGGGGGCGCCGCCTTCAAGAATGTTATCGGCGAAACTGTCAAATGGACGGGCGAAGCGGTCAAGCTCTCGAAGGCTCTCGGGATCACGACGCAAGAGGCGAGCGTCTTAAACGTCGCGCTCGGGCATACCGGCAACGGCATGGAAACGGCCGTAACTGGCGCGAACATGCTCACGAAAACGCTCAAGGGGAACGAGTCGGCATTCGAGGCGCTCGGCGTCAAGACGCGGGACCAATCCGGCAACTATCGGAACGGCCTCGAAGTCATGACCGACGTAAACGAGAAACTCGGACACCTTAAAGAAGGCTTCGACCGGAACACCGCCGGCATGTCGGTTTACGGGCGATCCTGGCGCGAAGTCCAGGGGCTTTTGAAGATCAATAAAGAAGTCATGGAGGAGAGCCGGAAGCGCGCCGAAGAGCTTCATTTGATCGTCGGACCCGAGGGCGTGAAACAGGCGAAAGCGTACAAGGTCGCAATGAACGACGTCAACGAAGTCGGGCGGAGCGCGAAGATCTTGATCGGCAACGCAGTATTGCCGGCGTTTATTCAGCTCGGCTCATGGCTCGGCGCCGTCGGTCCCCAGGCTCTCGGGATCTTCGAGGGCGCTTTAAAGGGCGTGATTTCCTTCGTCCAGTTTCTCGGGCTCGGCGCCGTGACCGTTTTCGAGCTCGTCAAGGCCGGGATAAAGCAGCTCGTCGATTATACAATGGCCGCGGCGTCCGCTCTCTCGAAGGTCCTCAAGGGGGACTTTGCCGGCGCGGTCGAAGATCTCAAGCAAGGATGGAAGGACGGGGGCGAAGCCGGATCTCAAGCATTCGACAATATCGGGAAAGCGGTCGAGGCGACAAATTCGTCGCTTGCGAAAATGTGGGGGCTCAAAAAGGCCGCGACCTCGAAGGACGTCCCCGATCAAAAGCCGGGTGGAAACTTCGACGCGGCGAAGGCGGGGAAAGAGGCTAAAAGTCAAATGCCGGTTTTCAAGGCGGAGCTCGACGACAAGAAGCTCGCCGAGGGCGCTTTCCTGGCTTCGAGTCTTAAGGACGATCTCGCATTTTGGGAGCAGAAAAAGAAAAACGCACACCTCAACGCGGACGACTCAAAAGCCGTAAATCATGAGATCCTCACCATCAAAAAAGAGATTCAGAAAGAGGAGCTCGGGAACGATCTCGAAGCGATCAAGCTCCGGCTCGAACGGGAAAAAGTCGGCAGTCAAGAACGCTCGGACATTTGGGACGAGGGCGTCAAGAAGATCGCGGCCGCCTATGGGAAGGACTCGAAGGAATTCAAGGCCGCCCTTCTCGAAAAGGAAAAGCTCGCCCGGGAACACGCCGCGCTACTCGTCCACATGGCCGACAGTGTCACCGAGAAAGAGCGCGAGATCTCGAAAATCGGGCTTGAGATCGAAGCCGGCAACGCGGCGCACATGGTCGCAATGGGGGCAATGACCGCCGAGCAAGAGATCGAGATCTCGCGAAACCTTGAGAACCGGAAGGCCGCGATCGAGACGGCCGCGCTCCGCGAGAAGCTCGACCGCGAGAAGCTCGGAACGCTCGAATATCAAAAGCTCTTAAATCAAGTCGAGATCGCAGAAGCACAGCATCAACGCAAGATCAGCGAGATCAACCACAAGGCCGCGGCCGAGCAATCGAAGACTTTCTCGTCGGCTCTTGCCGGCGTCGAGAATTCCTTCTCGAAGTCGATCGAAGGCATGATCAAGGGGACAATGAAGCTTTCCCAGGCGATCAAGAACATCGCCGGACAGATCCTTTCTAACATGATCTCGATGGGCGTCAAGATGGTAGCAGATTGGCTCAAAAAGCAAATCATGATGACGACCATCACAGCGACCCAGGAGGCGGCGAAGACAGGCATCACAGCGACAGGCGAGACGGCTCGATCGGGTCTAGCAGTCGCCGGCGCGACGACTCAGGTTACCGCGAGCGCGGCGTCGGCCGCAGCAGGGGCGGCGAGCTCTCAAGCCGCGATCCCTATCGTCGGCCCGGCCCTCGGCGCGGCCGCCGCAATTGCAATGCTCGCGCTCGTCCTCGGGCTCGGTGCCTCGATCGGCTCGGCCGCCGGCGGGTGGGACCAGGTCCCGAGTGATCAGGTCGCGCAGATCCACAAGGACGAAATGGTCCTTCCGGCGGAGCTCGCCGAGGGGGTCAGGAGTAACCTCGGCGGCGGGGCGAGCAATAAAAACCAGGCCGGCGGGGGGCAAGTCCTCATTAATGCAGTTGACGCGAGGGGGGTCAAGCGGTTATTGTCCGACAACGGCGGAGCCCTCACGAGCGTATTGACGAAACAGGCGCGCAACTTCGCCGGCGGAAAACTAAGGAAAGGGTAAACAATGAGCGACGAGATCTTTCCCGAGCTCCTCGGGCTTAAATGGGAATCAACCAAAAAGCCGCAATGGTCGACGAAGTTACACGAGACGACGAGCGGGAAGGAAACGGCCGCGGCTTATTGGTCCTATCCGAAATGGTTTTTTACCCTGGCTTATGAATTCCTCGACGAGTCGGAACTCGTCCGCGACCTGCAGACCCTCGGGGGGTTTTTCCTGGCTCGGAGAGGAAAATTCGACTCGTTTCTCTTTCGCGACCCTTCCGATTATAAAGTCGAGGGGCAGGTCCTCGGGATCGGCGACGGCGCGCGCTCGGCCTTTCAGCTTATCCGCTCTTTCGGGGAATTCGACGAGCCGATCAAAAACGTCGAGGGCGTCGTCGCTAATCCGCCGATCCTCGTCACCGGCGGGACCCCGACCTTCCCCCTCTCGGAATATGGTCCGACCCTCTACGTCGACGGGGTCGAGTCCTCGACCTACTCGATCAGCTCGACGGGGCTCGTGACGATTCTCCCGATCCCCCCCGTCGGCGCCGTCGTCTCGGCCGACTTCACCTTTTATTTTCGCTGCAGATTCAACCAGGACGAGGCGGAATTCACGGAATTTATGGCGGAGCTTTGGGAGTGTAAAAAACTCGAAATGGTAACCCGGAAATGATAGCACTCGACCCGGCGAAAAAGGCGATCCTCGAAGCGGCCGATCAGCTTTGCATGTGCGACCTTGTCACGATCACGACCCTCTCGGGCGTCGTCCTTCACCAGACCCTCGGGGACGCGGACCTCTCAATCGACGGCGTTTATTACGACTCCAATCTCAAAATGTCCCGGGAACAAACGCGGCTCGTCGCCGGCGTCGAGGTCGACACTTTGAGCGTCACGATCTACCCGGAGCCCGGGAACATGATCGGGGGGATCGCGCTCTCTCAGGCGGTCCGCGCTGGGATTCTCGACGGGGCGGAATTTGTCCTCGAACGTGCTTTTTTTATTCCGGATTGGCGGACCTTTCTCTTCAAGGTGATCCGCTTCTCGGGGAAGGTCGCCGACATCGAGGACTTTACCCGGAGCGAGATCCCTATGACGATCAACTCGGACCTGCAGATTCTAAATGTGCAAATGCCGCGGGACGTCTATCAACCAGGATGCCGGCGCGTCCTTTACGGTCCCGGGTGCGATCTCGTCAAGGCGGATCACGCGACGACCGCCACTATCACCGCCGGGACGACGTCAAGCGTCCTTCAAACGATGCTCGGGGGACCGACTCGGACCTTCACCCTCGGGACGGTCACAATGACCTCAGGCGAGAACGTCGGGATCTCTCGGACCGTGAAATATTACACGACCGGCGTCTTCACCCTCATTATCCCGCTACCGAAGACGCCGGAGATCGGCGACACCTTCACGGCCTATGCCGGGTGCGATCGGTCGCAAGCGACGTGTGAGGACGTCTTCGGCAACCTGGCGAAGTTCAGCGGCGAGCCCTATGTCCCGGCCGCCGAAACCGCTTACTAAGGGGGACACCATGACAGAGCAAGAAGAGCGCGCGACCGTTATCGCCGAGGCGAAGACATGGCTCGGGACGCCGTACCATTTGAACGCGAAAGTCAAGGGCGCCGGCGTAGATTGCGGGACCCTCTTGATCGCGGTCTTCTCGGGCGCCGGCTTGATTCCCGAGGTCGATCTCGGGACGAACTTCTCGGACTTTCACCTTCACCGCTCGGACGAGATTTATCTCGGGTGGATCTTGAAATTTTGCCGGCCGGTCCCGGTCGCGCAACCTGGCGACATTATCCTCTACAAATTCGGCCGGATCATTTCACACGGCGCGCTTGTCGTCGATTACCCGACGATCATCCACGCGCCGGCACAGGGCGTTATGTGGGGCGACGCGACCGACGAGCCAATGATCAAACGCCAGGCCGGTATATTTTCGTTATGGGGAGGATCTCGCGCATGATGGGCGGATCGGCTTCACAGGCAGAGCAACCCGTCGCTATCAAGTCGGTCCGGGTGCAAACGTCGGCCTATGGCGTATGTAAGCCGATGGTTTACGGGACCGCTCGCGTCACTCTCAACTTGATATGGTACGGGGATTTTTACGCGGCGCCGATCCCGGCACAAAGCGGGGGTAAGTAATGGGCGGCGGCGGCGGCGGGATCTCGGGCTATAACTACACCGCGGCGATCATGGCCGGGATCGCGAACGGACCGATCGCGGGGATCGGGGGCGTATGGTCAAATAAAGACCGCGTCAGCCTCGAAAGCTTGAACATGAAGGTCGCGCTCGGGCTTATCCCTCAATCAGTATGGGGATACTTGACGACGAAGCACCCCGCAGAGGCGATTGCATATCCGGGGCTTGCCTACGTCGCGACCCCCGAGATCTTCCTCGGCAGGTCATCGGCGGAGCTCCCTAACCTCTCTTTCGAGGTTTTTGGGCGGGGAATGACGAAGACGGTCCTCGACGCCGGCGGCGCCCCCGTATGGGTCGACAATACCGGTAACTTCTCGATCGTCCAGGCTTATGACGAATACGGGACCCCGCTCGACGTTTGGACTCTGTTTAATTGGACCGGCGGCGATATAGTCGGGCTTTACGCGACGATCACCTTCTCGGGAGTCTCGACGGCGACGGCGGAGATCAACGCCTCGGGCTCGCCATTCACGATCACGAACGGCGTCGCTTTTGACATTAGCGCACATGTATCTATTACACAGATTTACGTTACCGGCGGCGCCGGGCTCTCCGTCTCGGGGATCTCGATCGCAACAGAAATCTCTCCCGAGCTCTCCTTCTTTCAGTCCTCAGTACCGGGCAATCTCGATGCAGATCCGGCCTATGTGATCGAGGACTTCCTCACGAACACGCGGGACGGCGCCGGCTTCCCGGTCGCGCTCCTCGGGGACCTTTCAAATTATTCCGACTATTGCGTCGCCGCCGGCCTTCTCCTCTCCCCCGCCTTCGTCGAGCAAAAGGCAGCGAGCGAACACTTGAAGGACCTTTTGAGCGCCACGAACTCGGAAGCGGTCCCGAGCCAGGGGCTCTTAAAGATCGTCCCTTATGGCGATTTGAGCCTCGCCGGGAATGGCCGGACTTACACGCCGGACATGACTCCGCTCTATTACCTTGACGACGACGATTTTCTCTCGACAGGCGAGGACCCCGTCGTCGGAAGCCGCGTTACAAGCGCCGACGCTTTCAATCATGTGCAAGTTGAATTCGTCAACCGGGGCAAGGATTACAATGTCGAGGTCGTCGAGGCAAAGGACCAAGCCGACATCGAGGATAAGGGGCTCCGGACGATGGACGTCGTCCAGATGCACCACATTTGCGACCCGGAGATCGCACAGATCGCCGCTCAAATCCTTTTGCAGCGGGTCCTTTATGTCCGGAACACCTACAAGTTTAAATTATCTTGGAAGTATGTCCTCTTAGAACCTATGGATATTGTCGCGATCACCGACGCAGGGCTCGGGCTCGATCGGACCCCCGTCCGGATCAAGCTAATCGAAGAGGACGACAACGATCGCCTAGAGTTTACGGTCGAAGAGATCCCGCCGGGTATTTCTACGGCTCAAAGCGTCGCGCCCCCGCCGGCTTCCGGGTGGACTTCCGATACACAGGCGTTACCCGGGGACTCGGCGCCCCCGCTTATCTTCGAGCCTCCCGACGCTCTTTGTGCAACGCCGGGTCGCCCCGAGATATGGGTCGCGACGAACGGCGGGGCAAATTGGGGCGGGTGCGAAGTGTGGCTATCGACGAATGGCGAGACATACGGCTCGATCGGCTTCATTTATGGGAAGTCGAAGCTCGGGGTCCTCGCCTCAGACCTGGCAAGCGGAGCGGCGCTCGACACCGCCAATCACATAAACGTCACCCTCCCCGCGGGGACTCCGGCGCTCCTTCCCGGGAGTACCGTCGACGCCACGACCTTCCAAACGCTTTGCTATGTAGATCATGAGCTCGTCGCCTTTCGAGACGTCACCCTCACGGCCGTGGACACCTACCGGCTTGACTATCTCGCCCGGGGTGCCTACGGCTCGACAATCTCCGCCCACTCCGCCGGGACCCGTTTCGCCAGGCTCGACAGTCAGATCTTGCGCTTCGCCTATCCGCCGGCCCTCGTTGGGCATACCATACACATTAAGCTCGCGAGCTTTAACCTTTACGGCAAAGCGAAGCAAAGCCTCGCGGACGTCGCGACCTATTAACCAGGGGGAAATATGGATCTCACAGGAAACACCCCGGACCCCGTCCAAAGTGCGGAAAAGATCGCCACGCCGAGGCATATCAACGGCGTCCTTTTCGACGGGACGAGCGACGTCACGATCCCCGCGACCGACTCGACGGCAAGGATCGCCACGTCGGAAAAGGGCGCCGCGAACGGGGTCGCGCCTCTCGGGTCCGACTCGAAGATCGCCGCGGTCTATCTCCCGAGCTACGTCGACGACGTCCTCGAATTCGCGAACCTGGCGGCACTCCCGGGGACGGGCGAAATGGGCAAGATTTATACCGCGCTCGATACCGGGAAAATATACAGGTGGAGCGGCTCGGCTTACATCAATATCGCGGCTTCGCCAGGCTCGACCGACGTCATTACAGAGGGCTCGACGAATCTCTATTTTACAGCGGCGAGGGCGCTCTCCGCAGCTCCCGCCGAGACGACCACAACGTCGGGCGCGCTAATCAACGGCGCAACCGCAAAGACGACTCCGGTCGACGCGGACCAGCTCGGGCTTATGGATTCGGCCGCCTCGAATGTCCTCAAAAAACTATCGTGGGCGAATATCAGAGCGACGCTTAAAACCTATTTCGACACCCTTTACGTCGGGGCGGTCACCGGTGCGAGCGATTATTCCGACACGACATGGACACCGACGCTCACGTTTGCAACGCCAGGCGACCTTTCTGTCGCATACCTGACAAGGGTCGGGACTCAAATAAAAATAGGTAAAATGGTGGTTTTGAACTTTGACATATCGACGTCCGCTTTTACATGGACGACGGCAAGCGGGGCAATGTCAATAACCGGCCTCCCGTCGTCGGCCAGGACTCTAACAGGTTATATCGCCGAGGGGGCTCTCAGGTGGCAAGGGATAACCAAGGCCGGATTTACTAATATTGTAGCGGAGATCGGGAGCGGGAGCGGCTTTATAAGGGCTCTCGCCTCGGGGAGTGGTCAGGCAATCACGGCAATCACGGCCGCCGATATGCCGAGCGGCGGGACGCCTCAGTTTGTCGGGACAATAATATATTTCTTGCCGTAAAAACTGGAATTTAAGAGGAGAAAAAACATGGTACTTAGAACCCTTACGAACGCCGGTCAACCCTTGAGATACCCTGACGGGACGCCGGCGGCTCGGGTCAAGGTCACGTTTACCCTTGTCGACAACCACGGCAACTTGACGGACGCGTGGGACACTGTCGACATGATCCGGATCTCTCCGCTTACCCTGATGGCGACAACCGACGCAACCGGAGTTTTCAGTATCAACCTTTGGCCGACAGCCCGGGCAGATCGGCCGGTCTATTATTTGTGCAAGGTCCCCATTCTCGGGACGATTGATATTGTCGCCCCGCTTCCGGACAATTCCGGCGCCTACATGTGGAGCCAGTTTAAAACCGGATACTCGGGCGATCCCGCGAATTACGCCGCGGCGCCGATTCAAATCCTTGACGCGTCCTCGCCTTACCCGAACCTAGCGGCGGCGCTCGGAGACCTCTCAACTTACGGAAAAACTGTGTGGATTTCTACGGCCGTTTCATGCAATGACCTCACCGTGACACATAGAGAGGTCCGGGTCCTTATGGGGGGTATGATTACCGTGAACACCGGTCATATCCTCACCCTTGGAGCTTTCGACGCCGGCCGGTATCAATGCTTTGCCGGCGCCGGGACCGTTACCTTTACCTCAGGGCTCACGGACTCAGTTTTTCCGGAGTGGTGGGGCGCGCTCGCGGATGATACTACTGACTCGGCGGACGCTATAAACGCGGCGATCGTCGCGCACCGGGTCGTTAGATTTGCGTGGGGCTCTTACCGTATATCAAAAATGCTCAGGGTCGATGCCGTTGACGGGAGCAATTACCCGACCCAGCAGGGGCAATGCCTATTGGGTGCCGGTAGCACCGAGGGGAGCGGCCTCGCAACTAGCGGAAGGATCGCCGGCACAATGATAAAACCGATCGTGAACCCAGGCGTCACAAGGCTAAAATATATGCTCAAGATCGGGGACGACACCATGCAATCGTTTACCTATGTCGCCGGTTTACGGGTGTGTGGAATCCATTTTTTTGGATCATACGCAGGGCAAAACGAGCAAACCAGGCTGAAAGATACCCGTTATGGGATCATGATGCGCCGGGTGGCCGATTACTCTATCACGAATTGCAAATTTACAGATATGGAGTGGGGCATTTACAGTTACGGCCGGTATGACTCCAATGTTAATAATTGGGTTACTAATTTTAACGGGGTGATTGCAGATAATGTTTTTGAATACATTTTGATAGCCGGAATTAAACTCATGTTTGGATCGGCTGAAATACATATTTCTCGAAACTTCATGCAATTTTTCGGGTCAGGGTTTTACCCCGTTCAGACTGTTTACGGGGTTTTGTCAGTCGGCCAGACGCTCGGCAACATGTTACACGACAATTACATTCAATATATGGGCTATACCGGGTTTCCCTCTAGTGCTGATGGCTCGGACGGTTTTAAACATCAGCGCGGTTACGGGATCGGCCTTTATAGCGGCGCCGCGACGTGGGGGATCTCGGGCGGCTATTATGAAAAGAACGATTATGATATTTATTTCGGGTCTAACGTCGAGCTGAACCCGGCGAATGAGGCTTACGATTATTGGGACACAGTCGATCTTGGCGTAAACGTAGGGGTTTTCCCGACGGATAGCCTCGGGAACTATATCGGGCGCGGCGGCTCTTTCAGCTTTGGCGCCGCGTCGATCAAGTTTAACGCCAGGGCTAAAAATAACACTGTTGATTCTGTCCATTTCGAGAACAAGATCCGGACCTATTACCCGCTGTACTCCTCGCGCGTTTCTTATGGCGGCGCCGTCTACTACTGCAAAAACGATGTACTGTCAGCGACTAACCCCTTGGCCGACTCAACAAATTGGGGGACGTGCGCCGTTAACGAGCCTTGGTTTTTGGCGGCCCAGGTGCCGGCATGGGTCAGCGGCGCTCAGTACCGATCAGGCAAGTCGAGGACCTACACCTATGCCGGGACCTTTGTGAAGCCCGATTGGACGGGTATCGTCGGTGAGGGCAGTATCACGACGACGGGAGACGTTTCAAACACGCTCAAGGGAAATTATTATTTTAACCTCGGCGGGATTTATGATTCGATCCCGAATCCCACATATTACCCCCTCGGCGATTATTTAACCGCAGATGTCCAGACCCTCGGCTCGCTTCAGGCGGCCGGAACAGTCCGAGGCGACAAGGGGCTCAACGTCAACCAGATAACCTACATGGAAGGGCTCGGGGGCGGATTCGAGCAGTCCGTTTCATTCGGCGCCTACTTCAACCGGGGCGACGCTCAATATCATTTTGCGAGTGCTAACGCCTACGTCGCAGGGGTCCGGCATGAGCCGTCGAATAAGCGGATCTACCTATTCGCGGGTGGAACCGGCAGCAATGCAAAAGATGCGACGGCCGCAATTAGCAATTTTTTTGGTATGGATTATTCGGATTTGTCCAACCCCTATTTGGTCTTTAACGGGATAAAGGTCTTTTCCGGGACTGGCGTCCCTGCGATCACCGCCCCGAAGGGCTCGCTCTTTCTCAGGCGCGACGGCGCCGCCGGGTCTACGTTCTACGTCAACGAATCCGGTTCGACCACATGGGCGGCTAAATAATAAGGGGACTGTTATGCAAATTAGGGCGATCTTATTTATTTTGGCGGGAACTTTGGCGAGCGTGACGGGCGTCGCCTATGCAGCGGCAACGGGGGGCGCACCTGGCGGGGAAACCTCGGCGACCGTGATAATTATCGCTGTATGTGCCGGGCTCTCGCAGCTCGGCGCGGTCGGGCTCATGATTCGTGTTTACACGGCGCGGGTCGACGCGATCGGCGAGGCTGTGAAAGAGATCCCCGTCCTCGTCGAGATCCTCGAAGCTCACAAAGAGGCGATGAAAGAGCATTCGGCAAACGAGGCGAAGATTCTCGACGAACACGCGAAGCATGTCGCGGAGCTCTTCAACTCGCGCAATGAATTGAAGTCCGCGGTCGATAAAATAAATTACCTTCACGACCTCAAGAAGTGCGAGGAATCCATTTTAAGGGGGGCTTGCTCATGACTCGGCGCTCTTACGTCCTGGCGGCGATCCTCGTCTTCCTGGCGGCCTATTTCTTGTGGCTGCAGGTCCGCAAGCCGGCCCGGATCTCGTCCGCGGGATACATGGCGGCGCATGTCCCCGGGGAGCTCGCCGGCGAACCGAAAAAAACGGTCACCGCGAAGGCCCAGGTCTACCAGGACAAACGCCGGGCAATGAAAAAGCTCGGCATGGACGAGGCGGACAGCGACGACGACGCCGAAGAGCTGGCGACCGCGGCCGAGGTCCCGCCGACTCCGGCCGGCGCGAAGGTGGGCGTTTTCCTCAACACGACGACGGGGAAATTCCGGACGGTCGTCAAGGCGAACCCGGTCCCGTTTTGGTCTTTCGAGCGGGGGACCGAGATCGGCGCCCGGTACGGCGTCACGACCAGGGGCGGGACCGCGGCCGCCCTTTTCCTTCGGCGCGACCTGGCGCGGATCGGGAAGGCTTACCTCTCGGGATATGTCGAGGGCGCGGGGCGGATCGAGGGCGGAGTCGTTCGAGATCCGGAAGCGAAGGCAATGATCGAAGTCTCGGGGCGCTTTCACAATCTCCCCGGGCTCGAATAAAATCCAATGGGAAAAGGGGGCGGCATGTCACAAAGGAAATGGTTTTTCGGGATTCTCCTCGGGGTGATCCTGGCAGTATCGGCCGCGCAGCTCGGGGCGGCGCCGGGCTTCGATTGCCAGGTCGCTTTAAAAAAGATCTTCCGGAACGAGGGCGGATTCTCGAAGGACAAAAACGACTCGGGGAATTGGACGGGCGGGAAAGTCGGGAAGGGGAAGCTCGTCGGCACCGCCCCGGGCGGGATCGCCGGCTCGATCTATTTCAAATACTACCGGGACCGCCTTCACAAGACGATGAAAGAGGGGACCCTCGCCGACGCCGCGGTCATTTATGACGGGAGCTATTCGCGGCCGCTTCACCTGCAGAACATTAAAAGCCAGTGGCTCGGGACAATGTTCCTCGACACCGCGATCAATTGCGGGACCGGCGTCACCGGCATTTTGGCGGCGCGGACGATTAACGTCCTCAACGGCAAGGGCGAAGACTTCCCCGTCGATCCCGGGCTCTCTCAATCTGAAATTGATTGGATAAACGCCTACACGAAAAATCAATTTTGGGAACCCGGCCAGGTGGACAAGACAAAGAGGATGCTCTTCGGGAAGGTATACCAGGAAATGCGCGCCCGGTATTATGTGAAGATCGTCCGGCATGATCCGAAAAAGCTCCGCTACCTTCCGACCTGGCTCGAAAGGACCTATGATTAAACGCAAGAAGAGCCCCAGGACCTCGCCCCGGGGCTCTTCTTTTATCAAGCGACCGTCGACCTCAAGATTATGACAACACCCCCGCATGATAATATTTTCGGATCGCCCGGAAGCGTTTCACGCTCCGCCGATTGAGCCCCGATATTATCGCTAACATGACGACCCCGCCGACAATGCAGACCAGGGGCGCCAGGTGGAACAAGAGCCAACCGACCAGGGCGAAGAGCACCCCGAGCCCGGCCGGGTGGATCGTGGTCATGACGTAACATGTCCGCTCGAATTGCTCGTTTGTTTCATTCACTCCGCAGTAAACTTTTTTCATAGCATTTCCCCTTTTAACCAAAGTTTGAGTTGTCCTCTTTGCGTCCCGATCCCGCCCGTCGTATGCGCGCGCCGATAAAACGGGAAGCCCCTTTTATTTTCCATTGCGTCGAGCGCGACGTCGATCACCTGGCGATAAATCCAACCGGCCGCGACGAGGATCTCGTCGTAATGGTAGCACCCCAGGCGAAGCGCGTCGGCGAATTGGACGGGCGCCCCGGGGAGCAGCTCGGCCGCGCGGACCTTCGTCAAGCGGCGATCATAGTCGGGGATCATGGCGTCGGACCGAATGAAGCCGAGCTCGGCCGAGAGGATCACGATCTCGGGGAGCTCGTCGGCGGGGACCTGGCGGATCATTTGATAATACGCGCCGCGATACCGATCGAGGGCGGGGAGGAGCCCGGCGGCCGGGTCCTTTGTGGCGGAGCATCCGACGATTAAAAGCCGCTTCATGACTTCACCCCCGGGACGTCGAACCCGCGCCGGCGGAGCTCGTCCGCGGCGCGTGCCTCGGGCGTCTCACGATTCAGCAACGCGAGAAGGGCGAGCTCTCCGATCACGACCGAAACCGAGAACCCCGAGATCTCCGCCAGGCGATCGAGCGCCGCCCTTTCCTCTTCGGTCACCGTCGCATTAATCCGGCAATGGCGCCCCTTGTCTTGCTTCGCTTTCCCTTCCATAAATTCCCCTTTACCTATTGATCATGTAAATGAAGGCGGCGCCGATCGCGGTCGCCGCCAGATTGACGAAGAGGATCTCGATCACGCTTGCACCCCGAAAATGATATTTTCGTTTTTCTTTTGCCAGGCGACGGCCGCCTTCCGGCACTCCTCAAGGCTTCCCTTCACGCAAGAGAATAGAACGCCGGACGGGTCCCGGTAATCGTATTGCACGAAGACTTTCCCCTTCCTTTTGAATGTTTCCCATTGCTCGGCACCTGGCGCACAGTCTTTAGCGAATAGCATAAATCCCCCCTTTGCCCGGGAACCGCCCGGGCTCGGATTGTCGATTAATAGCGGTCCGATCTCGTATCGTTTTCTTTCGGGCTCGGATAGTTGCCGATGAACTCGACGCCGGCGGGGAGCTCGAAGATCCGCGACCAGAGACGGCCCGGAGCGTCAAAATTATTATTCGGGTGATCCGTCGTCTCGATCTCTATCGTCCTCAGGATCTCGCCGCCCGGGAGAACCGCGAAGACGATCTCGAAGGACGCGACCGCGATCCGGCTCGATATGGTCCCCACTACCTCGGCGCCCTCGGCGTCAACGAATTTCGTTTTAATGTACCCCTTGCAAAGTGACTTTTTCACAATTCCCCCCTTTGCCCGGATTCGCCGCCGGGCTCGGCATGGTTTTAAGCCTTCTTGATTGCCAGGACGAAGGACCCGCAGCAATTATAAACCTCGATCCCGACCAGGCCGTCGGCCTCGAAGTGAAGGAAGCGGTCGCCGCCGTGACCGACGAGCCAGGCGCCGGAGATCCCGAAGGTATGCTCGGCGTGATCGGTCGTCTCGACTACCGGGTGAAAACCTTTGACGTCGCTCTCGACACAACCGTCGACCATACCGTCGAAAGATCTTTTTTTCTGGATCAGAATCGAGCCGGCGTTTTTCTTGAGAAAGGTTTTAAAGGTCGTTTTCGTGATTTTCATTTTGTCCCCCTGGCGTTTTGTTGTCGTCCTCGTCCCGTAAAAGAACTATACACCGATTTCTATAAAAATGTCACGCTTTATTTTTAAATATTTTTACGAAATTTATTAAAAAAGTTATTGACGCGAGAAGGCCGCTAATGATACAAGTTTTCCCGTATCATTATTAAACCGACGAACAGGGAGAATTCATGATCTTGAACAGGCTCGACCAGGTAATGAGAGAGAAGGAAACGAGGAACGAGGATGTCGCGGCGAAGTCCGGCCTCTCGACAATGACGATCCAGAACGCCAGGAAAGGCAAGTCGGTCACGCATTCGACGTGGAACCTTATCGCCTCGGCGCTCAAGGTTAGCAAGGCGGCGCTTCTCTCCGACGGGGTGAAACATGGCGAATGATCTCGAAGTAATCCGGCCGGCCGGCGCGGTCGCGGAGTACGACCCCCAGGCCGCAATTATGAGGCTCGCGCAGTCGAAGGCGATCGTCCAACACATCATGAAAGCAATCATGAAGGGACCGACCCAGGCGAACCCGCTCGGCGTCCATTATGGGATTATCCCCGGAACCCCGAAGCTGACACTCCTCAAGGCGGGGAGCGAGATTATCCTTTCGACCTTCCGGATCTCCGTCGAGCCGATCGTCGAGGATCTTTCAACAAAAGATTGCATCCGTTACAGAGTGAAAGCCGTCGGCCGGACTCCGAACGGCGAGATCGTCGGTTATGGTATCGGAGAATGCTCGACCGACGAGGAAAAATATCGATGGAAAAAACCCTCTTGCGATGGGGAATTCGCAGCAACCGACCCGAACCGTCGCCGCTCGAAGTGGGGCAAGGGGACGGGGGGCAAAGAGTACACGACCCCGCAGATCCGGACGACCCCCGCGGACCTGGCGAACACCGTCCTAAAAATGGCAAAGAAGCGCGCACAAATCGACCTCACCCTCACCGCGACCGGCGCCTCGGACGTCTTCGATCAGGACCTCGAAGATTTACAGGGCGCGATGGATCTCCCCGGGGACCGCAAGGCGGCCGCGACCGGCGGGAAGCCGGAAGTCAACGAGCCGACCGGGACCGGCAACCAGGGGACGAGCTCGGCGACGAAGGACCCCGCGGCGAAGATCACCGGCGGCGGCGCGAACTATCTCAAGAATCAGCTCGACGAGAAAAAGATCCCGGTCGCGGACTTTTGCGCCTTCTTGAAAGTGGCGACGCTCGGCGACATCACGAACGGGAAATTTAACGACGCTTGCGCCGCGGTCAAGAAGTGGGAGGTCCAACCGTGACGCTTACCTTTCGGGAATCAGATCATAAGTATTTTTTGAACGGCGAGGAGCTCCCGAGCGTCTCGAAGATCAAAGAGCCCTTGACAGATTTCTCGATGGTCGCGCCCGACGTTATGCGGCGCGCTCAGAACTTCGGCAAGGCGGTACACAAAATGGCCGAGCTTTACCTTCTCGAACAACTCGACTTTTCGACGCTCGACGAGGGGCTCTTCGGACCCCTGGCGGCCTTCGAGCTTTGGCTTAAAGAGTGCCGGCCTTTCCAATCCGGCCCGGCCGTGATCGACATCAAGAGCCGGCTCTTCGACCGGGTCACCGACCCCCTGCAGCTCGCGGCCTACTATGCAATGTGGAAAGAGAACCGCGACGAGCTCGGGGCCGACCCGATCATCGAGAAACCGCTCGCCTCGATCCGTTACCGCTTCGCCGGGACCCCGGACATTATAATCCCGCCCCGGGACGGCGCCGAGGACTTCACGAATCACCGCGTTTTATACCTCGGCAGGGACGGCCGTTATCAATACACCCCTTGCTATGACCGCAACGCATGGCCGGTATTCGGTCACCTTCTCGGCGACTATCAACGCGCGATCACGACCGCGCAGATCCTTAAATCATGGAGGAACCGCTAAAATGGAAAACCCCGCAAACGTCGAAGTTATTCGCCCCGACAGTCCCCCGACAGGTCCCGCCCTCGAAATTTATCGCGAGATCCTCGTCAACGAAGTCACCGACCAGGCGACGAGCGCCGAAGCCGTCGGACACATTGCAAAGATCCGGAAGGCGATCAAGGGAATTGAGGAATGGTTTTCGCCTATGCTCACCGACGCGAAGGCGTCCGTCGCGGCCGCGAAAAAGGTCGAGGACGGGATCAAAAAGAAATGCTCGGACACGATCGCGATCTTTGTCACGGCCGCGAGCGACAAGCAAATCGAGATCAACCAATTCCTCACCGCCGAGCGGCTCCGGGTGCAACGCGAAACGCTCGAAGCTCAAGAGAAGGCCGCCCGGGAGAAACGCGAGCGCGAGGACGATCTCCGGGATAGCGCGAAGGTCCTCGAAGAGCTCGGGAGCACCGCGGCCGCCGAGTCGCTTCGCCAGGAAGCCGAGCGGGTGATCGAGGCGCCGGCCTTCGTCGAAACCGTCGACAAGACGATCCGCGCGGGGGGCGGGGCGGGAGCTGCAGGGGGCGCGACGATGTCGCAAACGGTCAAGACGACTTACCAGGTCGTCGACGTCCCGCTCTTCCTGGCTTACCTCGTCGAGAAGGGGAGCAAGGGGACTTTCATCGAGTTTCCGGTCGCGAAGCTTAACGCATGGGGCAAGGCTCAAGGGATCGTCGAGGGGGAAGTCCCGGGGCTCGCCGTAAAGGTCGAAGTCAAGAGCGCAATCCGCTAAAAATCTAACATCATGGGGGAACAAATGAACGCTGCAGACAAGAAAGAAATGGAAATTTACGGGGCGGCCGAGGGCGCTTGTTTTCATCACGCGATCGACGACATGATCCGCCAGGCTCAAATTAAAGCTTACACCCTCGGGCTCGCCCGGGGGGAAGCCGTCGGGATCATCAAGGGGCAAGAGAGCGCCGCCTCTTTGATCAAGGGGCTCCGCGATCTCTTCAAGCTCACCGAGGGCGCCGCGGCCGGCGGGATCGTCACCCCCGAGCCGGCGCTCGTCGGGTCCGAGTCTTCGCCGACGATAATCGACATGGAAAAGGCCGGGCTCAAATTCGAGCCGGAGATCCGCGGCGGGAAAATCACGGCCGTCTCGATTGTGAAGGACCAGGGCGGCAACGGGATCGCCTCGGCCCGGGAAAACCTGGCTCTCGCGAGGGAGCTCTCGCGCCAGGCGATGGAATCACAAAAAGACCATGCCCCCAAGGTCCCGCAGGTCCTCGACGCGGTCGAGCTCACCGTCCCCCCCGAGCAAAAGGCCGACGAGAAGCTTCTCGGCGAGAACCCGGGCGTCAACTTCCCCGGATACTTCCCGCTTGACGTCCCCGTCGGGGATTGCTCGATTTGCGACGGTTTCGGCGTGATCGAGGGCGAGTTCTACGGCGCCCCCTGTATGATCCCTTGCATGTGCGGCGCCGGCGAAATGGTCAAGGCGACGGGCGAGCTCGACCTCACCAGGCCGGACGCCTTCGCGGAATTCGCCGAGGCGATCGAGACGGCCGAAGCCGGCGCCGCGGTCGACGAGATCCCCGAGGTCAAGATCCCCGAGGAGCTCGCCGGCGTCATTTGCTTCAACCAGGGATGCAACACCTACAGCCAGGACGCGCAGGATTGCGACCGCCCGGGAATGGTCAAGCTTTGTACCGAGGCGATCACCGTCAAGCCGGAACCCGGGCGCGAGCGGGTCGCCGGGATCGACGCCGTTAAACAGAAAATGACGACCGCCAATGACACCGCGAGCCCCTGCAAAAATGCCGGGTGCAACTTCCACGACTCGACGATCCCGGGCGAGTGCCGGGTCCCCGCCGAAGAGCGCGCCGGTCACCCCTTGAGCGATTGCCCGGATTACACCGAGCTCGCCGTCGCGACCGGGGACGACTCGGGCGAGGCAGTCGTTTACGAGTGCTGCAAATCCTGTAAGCTCGCCGATCCCGCTTGTGACGAGTGCGGATTGATCGACGCCGAGATCGAACTCAAGAGCCAGGCGAGGGCGATTGCCAACGGGACCCCCGAGGAGCTCCCCAGGTGCGCGAATGGATCTTGCACCGGGAACGACCCGAAGGCCGCGAAGCCGTCCGTTTGCCTCAGGCTCGACAAGGAAAGCCGCCCGGCGATCGTTTGCACCGCCTTTGTCCCCGTCGCCGATTGCCGTCACCACATGTTAAGGCGGTCCGTCCGCCCCGACGGGTCGCTCACTTGCGATCTTTGCGATCATATCTTTCGCCCCGCCGGGACGCATAGCGAGACAACGATCACACCGAAGGCCGAGGTCGCTCCCCAGGCGCCGACACCGACCGCAGCCGCCCCGTCCCCTGTAAGCGAGAAAAAACTCCGCCTACAGGCGAAATGCACACACCCCGCGGACTTCATGCAAGTGATCGCCGGCCGCGGCGAAGTCTGCACCATTTGTGACCTTACCCTCACCCCCGAGACGCTCCCGCTTTTCAATGAGCCGGCCGCCGATCTCGACCAGGGCGAAGCCGGGAAGGTGGTCGAGATCTACAAGGGGACCGGGGACCAGGTCGAAGAGCCCGGCGACGAGTGCGATCACCTTCCCCTCGATGTCCGCGCGGAAGTCGACGGCGTGATCATTTGCGGACTTTGCGGCGAGGAGGTCGTCGAGGCTCCGCCCGAATGCCTTCACCCCGCCGAGCTCCGCCGTCCCGAGCCCGAAATGAAAAACGGCGAGCGGATCGGGTCCCTCGTCAAGTGCTCCGGGTGCGACCGGGTGATCGCTCGCTTCGACCTTGAGCGGAAGCCGGTCCCGCCGGAACTTTGGCCGGAAAACGGCGCAGCTCTCGGGGCGGCCGACATAAGGCGCCACGGATACAAGCCGAGCGAGCTTAAAATGATCAAGGCCGGCTTTTCCTTGATCCGCTACGACCGGGAGGACCGGAACCTTTACCGGACCTGCAAAGACCCCGCGCTCGGCCGTTTCCTCGTCCTACACGGCAAGACTTACGCGGAATGCGAGCGCAAGCTCGACGAGCTCCTCAAAGACGACGCGAAGCTCGTCCAGGTGACCGCCGACGGATCGGCCGCCGACCGTCACGCCGAGGCGAAGCTTCGCGCCGCCGGCTTCGAGTTTTACCGTTTCGAGAAGGGGAGCCCGGGCGTTACCCCGAAGATCAAAGTCGGCTCTAAGAATTGGGGGATGCTCGCGAAGTACAAGGACGACGCCGAGCTCGCCGTCGAATGGAAAAAGCTTATGAACGAGGACCCGCTCGCGCTTCAAGGATAGGATTGACTTTTAATGTGGGGGCAAAACATTGCCCCCCATTATTAAGCTTGACTTGTAATCTAATTAAAATTACATTGACGCAAAATTTCAAGAGGGGGCGTTATCAAATGGCATTAATCGAAACGAAGGACCTCGGGAACCCCGTCACAATCCGGCTTGAAAAAGCCGACCAGGACGAACTAAAGAAGATCGCCGAAATGATCGGCGGGAAAGGCACCGTCTCAAAGCTCGCCCGTTACGCAATCAAAAAACACATCCTTCTCGCTCGCGAGGAATTCGCCAAAAATCCCGACTTCTGGAAAGAATAGGGGGCGGTCATGGCTAATCAATGGTATCCATTTTTCCCGGGGGATTATGCTCGGGATACCGGACACCTCTCGGACTTCGAGGATCTTTGTTATCGGCGCTTGCTCGATTATTACTATTCGACAGGCGAGCCGCTCCCCTTCGACGAAGAGAGGCTCAAGAGAGTTTGCAAGGCGTTTTCGCAAGAGCAGCAAGGCGCCGTCGTCTATGTCCTCGGGGCGTTTTTCAAGGAGAGCTCGGAAGGTTTCCGGAATGACAAGGCCGATCGCGTGATCGCGAAGGCGGCCGAAGTTTCCGAGAAGAGAGCCGAAGCCGCTCGGAAAAGTCACGAGCGCAGGGGCAAACCGCCGGAACCGCCTAAACCTGCAATTGCACCGATTAAACCTGCAATTGCACCGAAAAACGATGCAAACGGGGGTGCAAAAACAGTGCATCCACAACCACAACCACAAGAACCATTACAAGACACTACTAAGGGGAACCCGGTCCACAAAATCGACGCGCTTATTCGAGAAGAGATCGAGCGCCGGCGTCCTTTCATTCGAGCCCGGTTTTCCTTCACCGACGCCGACATCGAGATCGAGCTCGAAGAGATCTTGATTAAATGCCGGACGCGGTCCCCAGGTCCGGACATTTGGCTCTACCTTTCCAAGTGGTTCAAAAATAGGAGAGACGAAATTGACTCACGAGAAAAAACACGACAGGAAAAACAGGGGACCAGAGCCGGCCGGGAACCTCGCGGCGCAGATCATGAGCGGACACTTCCCCCTCGGGACAGCAACCTCGACAACTTCGTCGACAAGTCCGATAACTGGTAAAACCTGCGGCATACACCGCGACGAGCTCGACGATCGGGGCGAGTGCGAAGAGTGCAACCGCCAGGCGGCCGAACGCGCCGCAAATGCAAAGAAGGCCCAGGCGATCAAGATCGAGAAGATCCTCGGCGGGATTCGCCTCGGGAAGCGTTACCGCGGGAAAGGCTTCGATCAATACCTTCCGACCTGCAGCGACGCGAAAGCGGTCAAGGCAAAATGCCAGGGATTCGCGAGGACCTTCGAGGACCGGCTCGCCGCCGGCGACAATCTCCTCATGCTCGGGAACTTCGGAACCGGGAAAAACGCACTCGCCGCGGCAATCTGTCAAGAGATCGCCCTCGGCGGATTCTCTTCGGTCCATACGACGGTTTTAAAAATGCTCCGCCGGATCAAATCGACCTGGCACAAGAAAAGCGACGAGCTCGAACAAGACGTGATCGACGCCTTTATTCTCCCCGACCTTCTCGTCGTCGACGAGATCGGCGTCCAATTCGACACCGTATCGGAAAAGCTCTTGATCTTCGAGGCGCTCAACGGACGGTATGAAGAGCAAAAGCCGACGATCTTGATCTCGAACCTCGTCGAGCTCGCCGACCTCTCGACGTTTCTCGGCGCCCGGGTCATGGATCGCATGAGAGAAGGACAAACCGGGATATTGCGCTTCACTTGGGAAAGCTACAGGGGCAAGGCATGAGCCGCGCGAATATCGTCAAGGTTTTTAACCAGGTCGACCCGACGGATCTCGAAGCCGGCGCTCGCGCTTATCCGGCATATCAAAAGACGGTCAAGGACCTCGCCAGGCTTCACGGCTTCGGCTTCGTCCAGACGACCGCGGCCTTCGTCGCTCTCTCACCTAACAACAGCTACGAGGGTAACCTTCGCGCACTGGCGAGTCTTATGATCGGGATAAACCAAGGACTCACCCGGGAGCAGATAAACACCGGAACCTATAATCATTGCCGCGATCGCGCCTTCGATTACATCACCGGCGAGAAGGACTTTCTCGCAGAAACGAAAGGACCGAAAACCCGGAGCTTCTTTTTTAACATACTGAAACCCGAGGACCGGGAACACATCACGATCGACGGCCACATGTTCAACGTGTGGACAGGCGAAAAGCGAACCATGAAAGAGGTCGCGATCTCTTCGGCCGTCGCCTCGGAAAGATCATACAACCGGATCGCGAAGGACTTTAAAGCCGTCGCCGCGAGCCGCGGCTTGATCCCTTGCCAGCTTCAAGCGACGCTTTGGTTCACTTGGAAGCGGATAAACAACGTCGTTTATAATTCTCAGCTCGATTTACTCTCGGGCGATCATTGGGGCTTAAATGTGCGAGTCGACAAAATACGACCATTTGAAAATAATATCTTACGCGCGATTTCGGACCGGGCTCAGTTATCGAGAAGTCGCGGCGATGATTTGGGATTATTCCGAGCCGTCGGACAATCGTCTTTGGCTTAACGGATCGGTTAAAACCAAAACCGTAAAAGGCGAAGACGGCAAAGACAAAAAGAAATGGGGGCGCCGCCGGCTTATCCTCGGGAAATGGCACGAGATCAAGCTCGAAATGTACGCTCATTATTTGCACCATGCCGCAACCGACGAACCAGAAAAAGCCGGAACAACTCACGACCAGGATCTCGACCCGGTCCCGTTTTAACCAGGGGGAACCATGCCGCAGAATGCAACCAGGCCGGATTTTATAAAGCAGATCCGGAAGCTCCACTATTATCTCGGCTTGATCGCCGCAAGGCCGCTTGAATTCAACACGACATGCCGGGCGCTTGCACAAGAGGCGCTCGCCGAGCTGCAGCTCGTCACCCCGGAAGGGTCAACGCTTTTGTGGCGCGACCCAATGGACGAAAAAGAACGCGACAAAATACTTCGTCGACCCGTCGAGCTCGTCGGCGGCAAGGCTATTTTATCACCGAGAGAGGGCAAGGGCATGAACCAGGACACAAAGACCCCGCAGAGCGCAAGGACGGAAGCAGAACCGGCAAAGACGAACGTCACGACGGCCGCCAATGAGACGACCGGGGCGCCGGTTTTTATGATCGAGGTCGAATCGAGCAATCTCGCCCGGGTGGGCTTTCATCATGGCGACGTGCTCCGGGTCCAATTCAAAAGCAAGACGGACCCGCCGGAAGTCTTCACC